AAAATCATTTTATAATACTTAAATTGGCCTATTACTCATTCCCAAGTACTACTAGTGATTTTTAATTTCTAAATAAAATAAAATCTTTAAAGAAACATGATGAGCAGAATAATAAACTGAGTATGGAACTTAAACATTGGGGTATGGTTATAAATAGTAAAGTATATATAGCAAAAGCCAGAAACTTATTTAGATTCAAAAATAAAGATTGGGTATATTATCCACGAATAAGTACTCTATATAATAAAATTATTTCAGGAGAAATAGAAGAATACTATGAAGAAATAAAAAAAGATATGAAAAAGAAAAATTATTTATTTAAAGATAAGAATAAATACAATAAAAAGCATATTCAATTAATTAAAAATGGAGGGAATTCTTTTTATAAATGAATTACAAACAACAACTAGAAGTAGTACAAGGATTGTTTATTCCACCTGACACACAGATGAGAATGGACTGTCCTTTTTGTAATAATAAAAATACTTTATTAGTAGATACAACAACTAACAATGTTAGTTGGTATTGCTTTCATGCATCGTGTAGTGCTAAAGGAAAAAAGAATGGTGAGAAGACAATGGACTATGTGAATGTGACATTTAAAAAAGAGAACGTAAAGATATCAGAAGAATTTAAATTACCTGACAGTTTTAAGATAGTTCATTCAAACAATAAAGCATTACAATATTTACATGAGAATAATTGTTGGGAAGCCTGTATGTGGGGAAGAGCCGACATTAAGTATGATGTTAAACAAGATCGAATTGTCTTTCTTGTAAAGAATCCTAATGATAATAAGTATGCAGGTGCTATTGGTCGTGGACTCAATTCAAAAGTGTATCCTAAATGGTACATATATGGTAACAAAGATATACCTTTTAAATGTGGTGAATGTAAAGATGCAGTTATTGTAGAAGATTGTGCTTCTGCCTGTGCTGTATCAAACATCTTAACAGGCATAGCTATTATGGGTACAAGTTTAAAAGAATCTCATAAGAAATATTTAGAACCATATGAAACTTTGTATGTAGCATTAGACAGGGATGCTACTAAAAAATCCTACACCATAGCAAGTGAACTTACATCAGCAGGTTTTAAAAATGTTAAAGTAAAAGTATTACATGAATATGATTTAAAATGTTATGGTACACCAGAAATAAAGGAGATGTTCTATGGAAAGAAAGACTAGTTGGGTTATTCAAGATGATGGTTTAATACATGAAACTGTAGAGGGTCAGCATAAAGAAAATTGGAAAGAGATGTATAGGAGGGAATACAAGCTTCGGCAAGAACTTAAAAAAGAATTGCAAGAAGTTAGGGAAGATAATAAAAAATTAGCTTGTCAAATTGAGGATTATGTTAATCAACTAAGAAAGGTAGCACTACTATGAAAGAAAAATTATTAAAACTTACACAAAAAATTAGTACATGGCATATTAAAATGTTTACGTACTTAACTAAAAAATCTAAGACTAGTATTTTTTTTACATGGTTATTAGTTTTTATTTGTTTGTATGAAATCTTTGAACATGTCATCATACCTATAATTTTAATTTGGTGGGGATTTAGATGATAGAAAAACAAATGCTTAAGTTAATGTTGAGTAAGAAATTCTATGCTCAATACAAAGGACAAATCTCTAGGAATGTATTTCAAGGTAGCTTTGGTTCTTTATTTGATACTATACAAAAGGCACATGAAAAATATGATGCTGATATTAGTGTTGACGAACTATACTCACTACATACAGCTGTCTATAATCCAGCACTTACTAAAGCTGCCAAAGAACAATTCAGTGAACTCATTGAAGACATTAAAGAAACAACAGAACCTAGTGAGGCAATTGCTAAAGACATTGTTAATATACTAGCCGAAAGGGATGTGGCTCAACGGATAGCTATAGAAGCTACTGAAGTATTTAATGGTAAGCCTGCTGATTTTAATATTATTACTAAGATTATTGAAGAACATAAGAAGGGATTACCGACTGAAAAATTAGAGGCAGTCACCGATAATGTTGAAGAACTTATTGAACAATTAGAAGTAACTAGCAAATGGCAATTTAACTTAATGCGATTAAAAGAAAACATTGGTGGGGTTGGACCAGGAAATCTAGTCATTGTATTTGCACGACCTGAAGTAGGTAAGACAGCCTTTTGGGTTAGCCTTGTAGCTGGACCTAGTGGTTTTGCGGAACAAGGTGCCCTTGTGCATGCCTTTATAAACGAAGAACCTGCTGTGCGTACACAAATGAGAGCCATTAATTGTTTTACAGGTTTAAATAAAGAACAAGTATCGGAAGATATTCCTAAGACTCATGAAGAGTGGAAGAGAATAAAGGATAATATTAAAATGATTGATACTGTTGATTGGACTATTCAAGATATAGATAGCCATTGTGAAAAATATAAACCTGATGTTGTTGTGATAGATCAATTAGATAAAATTAATGTATCGGGTACATATGCAAGGACGGATGAAAAGTTAAGGGCTGTGTATACAAGTGCAAGAGAGATAGCAAAGAGAAGAGATTGTGTAGTAATAGCTATATCACAGGCATCAGCCGAGGCACATGATAGAGATCATATATCATTTAATATGATGGAAAATTCTAAAACAGGTAAGGCTGCTGAAGCAGATTTAATTATTGGTATTGGTAATAGAACTTCCAATGACCCAACTAATACTACAAGAATATTAAATGTAAGTAAGAATAAAATTACAGGGTGGCATGGAGATCCATCTGTTGTTATTGATAGATACATAAGTAGGTATGATGACTAAACTTAGTAAAGCTGAAATAGGAACAATATCTGAACATCAGGCAATTATTAACTTAACAAAAAAAGGATATATGGTTGCTAAATCATGTAGTCCACAATGTTTATTTGATTTAGTTGCTGTTCATCCTAATGGTAAGATTAAATTACTTGATATAAAAACTAAATCTTTTAGAAAAAAAAATAATTATAAAATTAATAGATGTCTTACTGAGAAGCAGAAACAATTAGGAGTTAAACTTTTAATAGTGGATTTAAAAATATGATATCAACAATAAAGGAATAATAATGAATTACACATCTGGGGTTTTTTTAAATGATTTGTATACTGGAAGGAAATATGAAAGTCAAATTTTACAGAATATAAAACTAAAATATCCTTGCAGTTTTTTGATTGATAAAAAGTTTAAAGACTATGATATTTTTATTCCTGAAACTAATACAAAAATTGAGGTAAAATGTGATTTTAGAAGCAGGGATACAAATAATATAGTTATTGAATTATTTATGTTTAATAAACCATCTGCTCTTTTAGTTACTAAAGCAGATTATTGGATTATTTATACAGGAAATGAATATTTATGGATAACCCCTAATAAAATATTTGAGTGTTTACTTTTGAATAATGTTAATAGTGTTAGCATTACTGGTCGTGGCGACAAAGAAAGTAAACGAGCATGTTTAGTTAAACTCAATTTATTAAAAGATTATTGTATTACTGTTCAAATAAAATTAGATTCAGGAAAAATTATATAATGATATCAACAGTAGACGTAGAAACTTCTTTTCAAAAAACTAAACATGGTGGAACAGATCCATTACCTTTTAACCCCCAAAATATCCTAGTAAGTGTGGGGATCAATGATGAATACTATTTTACTAACCATAGTGAAAGGATTGATGAAGGATGTTATCATAAGATACAGGCAATCTTAGATAAAACAACCTTGTTGATAGGACATAATATTAAATTTGATTTAACTTGGCTATTAGAAGCAGGATTTAAATATAGTGGTAGAGTTTATGATACTATGATAGGAGAGTATGTATTAAATCGTGGTATTCGTAAAAGTTTAACACTACAGATGTGTTGTCAACGTAGGCGTATAGGTTCAAAAGATCAGGCAATCAAAGAGTTTCTAGATAGAGGTGTATCCTTTGAAAATATTCCCAAAGAAATGGTTGAAGAGTATGGTCGTGTTGATGTAGCAATAACGAGAAAGTTATTTGATTCGCAAATGGAAGACCTAAAGACAGAAAAAAATAGAGGGTTATTAAGAACAATTAAGATGATGAATGAATTTTTAATTGTCCTAACCGATATGGAACGTAATGGAATCTATGTTAGTCTAGATACGTTAGCAGAAGTTGAAAGAGAATACCGTGCTGAGTTTTCCTACTTGCGACAGAAGATAGATAAAATTGTATATGAAAAAATGGGAGATACTAAAATTAATTTGGCTAGTCCTGAACAGCTTTCATGGCTAATCTATTCTAAAAAACCAAAGAACAAAGAGGAATGGGCTAAACTATTTAACATTGGTATTGATAAGCATACAGGTAAAAATAAAAAAAGACCACACTTTTCACGAGTTAGGTTTAGAGATTTAGTAAGAACTAATACAGAGATCATTCATAAGACAATTGCCTCTCAATGTGGATCCTGTGGTGGTAAGGGAGTCATCAGAAAAATTAAAGTTGATGGTACTCCGTTTAAAAAATATAGTAAATGTTCTGTATGTGATGGAGATGGATATACTTATGCTAAACTTGCCAAGATTGCAGGGTTTAATCAGAGACCAAGAAGTGTCTATGATACAGCTGAAGCAGGATTTAGAACAGATCGAATTACTTTAAGTAAAATTGTAGGAGAAGCTGAAGGTGAGTTAAAAGAATTTATCGATGCTATCATTAGGCATAACTCTATTGATACTTATTTAAATACTTTTGTTGCTGGAATTAAATCATTTACAAATGAGGCTAATCTCTTACACCCTAAATTTATGCAGGCTGTAACAGCAACAGCTAGATTATCTAGTCGTGATCCTAATTTTCAGAATCAACCACGAGGTAAAACCTTTCCTATTCGTAAGGTAGTTGTTTCAAGATTTGATAAAGGGTGTATTCTTGAAATAGACTTTGCTCAATTAGAATTTAGAACTGCTGTATTTTTAGCACAGGATAAACAAGGCATGGAAGATATAAAAAATAAAATAGATGTGCATCAGTATACTGCTGAAGTTATTGGTGTGTCTCGACAAGATGCAAAGGCACATACCTTTAAACCCTTATATGGTGGGACTACAGGTACTGAAGAAGAAAAAAGATATTATAAAAGATTTGCCGAAAAATATAAGGATATTACAGCATGGCATGGACGATTACAGACAGAGGCTATTAAACTGAAACGACTTAAATTACCTACAGGTAGAGAGTATGCATTTCCGTATGCTGAACGAATGCCTTGGGGTGGATCTAGTTATAGTACTCAAATAAAAAATTATCCTGTACAAGGGTTAGCAACAGCTGACATTGTACCATTAGCTTGTATAAAAATATATGAACTAATG